TCTGAATTGAGGTCATAAATTTCTTCTATTTCCTCTTGGTTATCAGCCATGATGAAAATCTCATCAGAGTTTTTGACCTTGTCTGATAATCCATCATCTAAGGACTTGGTTTTTTTATCCTTGTCTCTTTTGCGGTTCTCTTGTATTAGCCAACCATCAAAAGCATCATCGTCTTCAACTATTTCCTTGCTTGGACAATCAGGACTTTCTTGAACATTTTCATAAAGTTTAGACCATCCAACTACGCTTTTTTGTTCTTGAGTGAGCTCAATTATTGGCCTGTCGAAAATAGACGAGCCTTCCTTTGAGCTAGAAGCCCAAAGGCTTCTCCAAGGTTCCTCCCTCGATATCTTCCTAGCATCACTATCTGAAAGCATGTGTTTAGTAACGTGGTTTAGAACCGTGTTAATTCCCACTTCTTTCCAGTCGTAAGGCCGTCCATCCTCAAATGTGACAGTATTTTCTATTAACCAATTAAGCTTTGCGTATGTAGCTAAGCCTTCGCAGGTTACATAATTATACTGCATTTTTTCTTGCATCAATTCAGTGAATTGATCTTCAAGATTTCTTAAATCCTGTCTATAGCCTTCTCTAACTGTAGTTTGTCGAAAGTTCTTAAATATCTTTATTTTAAGCTCTTCGACTTCATTAGGTATTTGCTCTAAAGTTTCTTCCTTTTCTGAAGACCAAATACCTTCCGCTTTTAACAATTTAACAGATTCTTCTGAAGTCAAATTGTCTTTAACTAACGCATCTCGATACGCTTCCTTGTATACTACTTGAGACTTGTATAATTGCTGTAAGCTTGGATTGTGAATACGAAGTACCAAACCCTCTTTGACTTTGTATTCTTTGTATCCAAGAAACAACTCATAAACAATTAAGTCTCTTTCGTATGCTTCCATCCCATAAGTCCAAAAAAGTCAGCATACCACTTGCCTATCTTCCACATGCTTTCCTTAAGCGATGGCTATCGCAGATTGCATATGCCGACTAATATATTTAGTTGAGGTAATCGCCTTGACCATGACCACCACTAGCACTTACAACGCTAAGTTCGTTGAAGTTACGGTAAGAGAAAGTCATAGTTGAGTTTTCACCACCAGTTGTACCACCACCATAAGCAACGGAGGTAAGGGTATTATTGTCCCCTAATCCGAATGTATGGTTGGCTGCACTATTACTGTCAGCAGCGTCTGGAGTGTTCTTAACCTGAAGCACAATAGATCTTGCGCCCGTGTTAATCTCATTAGTCAAAGCGTTAACGTCGGTTCCAGAAGCTAAAACTTCAACTTCGGTAGTGACTTCAAACGGAAGACTGACAAATCTCAGGAACGGGTCTTTTTGGCCTAGTATGTTAATATTTTCTCGACCAAAATCAGCGCTTACAGAAATGTTTGTAATTCTTGCATCGCTACCAGTATCAGTGGCTACACCATACTTCTTGTTCGTGGTTACAGCATCTACCCAGTTCGTTGACCTGATGCCACTAAGAGCGCCCATGTTAACAAAGTGCTGTCTTCTCTTAACACCAGTATCTTTAGCAACAGTGCTAGATCCGTCATTCTCATTAAGAACATCAGTAGCTCTGGCTCTTTTAGCCGCGTCTTTTGTTGGTAGATGCCTAATTGACTGGCCACTTTGTGTCTGATATACAAATCTCTTGTTATTACCAACAAAGGTAATGGACTCGGTGAAGTTTCCGTCGGTTGGGAAAGAAAAAGAGGCAGAAGATACGTACATACCAGTGGCAACAATGAATGTTCCCAAGGTTGTATTATCAACGTCGCCTAAGTTATTCTTGCCGTCGTTACCAACTTGGAAGACCAAAGTTTTCTTGTTGTTCTGAAGCTGAATAACCCCACCGTGACCGCCCATACCTCTATTGTAAAGAAGGTCGTAGTCATCAATGGTCTTTTCTACAGTGATTTCGATATCTGGAACTTCTTCGTAGTCTTGGTACAAAGCAAGCTGACCAAGCTGGAAGATTTGTTCTAAGTTAAATGTAGTTGTAATACCGACACTCTGAACACCCGGCACATACTCTGCTTTATTAGCAGGGTTGTTCATGTCGGTGCGAGCATTGTCGTCGCTGTCTGTTCTAATTGCGCCATCGTCCGCGACTCCAAGTGCGGTGATAGCCCAATATAGTCTGTTTGGGACTGCCATTTTATGTTAAACTCCTTAAAAGTTGAGAATACTTTCCAAAGTATTATACACCAAAATTAATTTATAACTTCCATAGTTACCCTTACCGTTCCATGGTAAAGGTTAGTAGATAATGGGTCTGAATTTGCCACTCTAGTGTTCGTAAATCTAGCAATCCCACCCTCTACGCCATTGTAAGCAAATCCTCCAACTCCACTTGGCCTTATTAAGGCTGGGTATGTCTTAGCATAAGCATTCACCATGCCCCTATAATCAATAGGAAATGCATTATTTTCGCCTATTGCATTTGTATCAAAAAGAACGATTGCCGCTTCTTCTTGGAAGGATATCATGTCTATGAGCTGATCTCTTTCATAATCTTCCTCAGCAAGAATATGAAATACTACGTCTAAGCCTAGTTCATGCTTTGAATTACCAAGCTCGTAGGGTTCAAATCTTCTGCTTCCAGCTATCTCTACGCCAACTGCTGGTAATTGGATTCTGTTTTCTCCAAGGACAGAATAGTCGCCAGAGCCAACCATTTGAAAATCTTCGTCTGCTCTTTGGGTTCTATATTGTATTTCCCTAAAAAACCTACTATTGGCTGGCACTACGTCTACATATTTATAACTGTACTCAGCGGTAACAGTGCTGCTGGTATCTATAGCAGAGTCAAAGACAACTCTACCATTATCATAGTCAATATGATGGGAGTAAGAATCACTGCTAGTAATGGGCTTAAAAGCGCCATCGACATAAACTCCAGATATTCCGGGATTTGCTGGGGTCGTTGTAGTATTAGGTCTTTCAGGAGCAGATAATCCACTCTCCCATACCCAGTTTTTTCTAAAGCCTTCCCAAACCTGACCAGAGTCATATCTTGGATCATCAACAAGTCTAAGTTGGTGCTTATCAGCACCATACCAGCCACTAGTAGGTATTTCTATATTCGTAAAGCCACCTGCATTCAAAAACTCCCAATCAAAAAATGAGACTAGGTTGTCTTGAAGTAAGGTGCTTAATGTAGGCTTACCAAATGTAGTTATTTTATTTAATACCATATTACTTCATGTATTTTTGTATTGACATTTTTACCAGCGCTAAGAAGCCACTTTCTCTCAAAGTTCTAGTAATAATGTTGTCAAATTGAGTACCAGATATTGAAGAAGGAACCTTCCAAACATTTATGCTGCCAGTTCTCATCATCTTACCCTGCCCAGATCTACCTCCAGCCATGGCGGTAAACTGGCCATCGGTTACTATGATAGCGTCACCTCTCATTAGTATCCAATTAAGCCAATCAAGCTCAACAACCTTCTTATAATACATTGAGTAGTATCTAATAACAGAATCTAGTCCAACAGAAGCAAAGATGTTAGTAAAGTCTTCTGGCTGCACATGAATTGAAAACCCTCCAGTAAAACTACGGTTTTTATATTTTAGAGGTGTATGTGTATACATCACGCTATTTGTGATGCCAGCTATTATTCCATTGACAGCACTTCTGGCCTTGGCGGGAGTTAATCCTAATTGACCTCTCAAATCATCTTGAAGGATATCTGCTATCTGACTTTTATTAAGATAAACAGCTGCCTGTTTTCTAATGTCAAGGATAGCCTTATTCGCCGCTACGCCCATCCTTTTGTCTAGATCAGAAGCTATGGCTTTCCCTATCATCTTAGCAATTTGTGCTGGGGTCTCCTTAATAATGATTTCTACATCAGCTATATTTGTCACTAGACTTGCTCCCAAAAACAAACGCCATACTGAGTGTTGTTTTGCTTAAAGCCTTGGACAAAAGGTTCAGTAGCTCGTTTATATCGACCACTGCCATACTTGCCTATATCTATTAATATTTCCTTTGCCTTCATAACATCAGGCATATCATCTAAATAAAATATTGTTTGTATATAGTTAGATGGTACGTTGACTTCAAAATTAGGCACTGCAAGAAAATCTCTTTGTCTATGATAGACCCTCATAGAAAAGTCTTCTGTTTGTGCTGTCCTTTTATTTCCGGCTCCTCCACATAGCGGGCACTGCATACCTCTCCCAAAAGGGATCGGTCCATTAGTTCTATAAACATGAATAGACCGACCACCAATGGTGTTAGTAATGCAGTTACTGCATCTTTCCACTTTGTCTGCAAAGACCAAAGTAACTTTTCGATTGAAAAGCTTTACAGCATCATTGAAAATGTCAAAGACACTTTGATGTATGCTGATTGAAGATTCACCTTTAAGGGCCATATATCACCTATTAAGTATCAGCATCACCAGTGTAGTATCTAATATCATCAAATCTAGTAGAAAGGTTGGCATTCAGCTGAGCTGGCTCACCTTTCTTATTAATACCCATGCCAGAGTCTTCTGGATTAATTTCATGAGTATTGCCAGATCTATCTACTCCAGTCACTACAGAACCATTATTTTCAACAGTGATTGAAGAATGAGCATTTGTTACCGCGTCAGGCATTTTTATTCTCCATTAAAATGAGCTTAAAGTAATTCGTTTCCAAGTGTTAGATGCAGTACAAACGTACAAATAACTTGTGTCCCAAGCAATATGTCCAGCAGAACAAGGACTAGAAGCCAAAGGCGTTCTTGTTTCTGATATGATTACACCACTAGAAGTAGTAAGCGAACCATGAAATGTACTAGCATCTGAATAAATATTAAATTGATTTATGTTCGTATTGTCAGTGTCAAATCTATTGACTGCTAGCTTTGCTCCAGTATCTGCGGCGGTTGTACCAGCTTGAATGTAAGCAGAGTCATTTGTGCTACGAGAGCCAAGCAATCTTAATGCTGAGTTTCCAGCACCACCAACAGGCGTACCAATTAATACAGCAGAGTCGTCCCCATAAACATGAAGTCTATTAGTACCAATAGAGTTACCAGCATAAGGTGCGGCTGTGTTCAATCCAACGTTACCGTGTCTATTTATGGTAAGATTTGAAGGGTTGAGAGATCCTGAGTTATTAATCTTTAGAACATCTGTAGATGCTTTATAACCAATAGCAGACCATAATCCTATTTCTGCATTTCCACTGCCTTCTGTTTTTGCTCCGATGTAGATTGCAGCGCCGTCATTGGTTGCATTTTCTATAGTAGACTGTACTGCACTTCCGCTGTTATAAACATGGAAGTTGTATGCAGGAGTCCAATGACTATCTGGAGCTCCAGAAGTAGCTACGCCTACATAACCAGTAGAAGCATCAAGCACCAACTGGTTATCTTGCTCGTACTGCTTTTTAGTAGTAATCGCAAGTCTTTTATTATTGTTGTGCCATTTGAATTTGGCCCATTTAGTTTGGTAAGAAGCTCCAGCACCAGAACCAATAATGAGCTGTGAAGGACCACCATTGTGACCAACGACAACACTAGTTCCTACGCCACTTGGCGTGAAAGTGCCAAGATTACTACCAATAACAACAGTATCCTCTGGTCTAGCAGAGGTAGCTAAAGATATATGGCCTCCACTGTCTAAAACAAAAGAAGCGTCTGTGTTGTTGGTGACTTTATCTCTATTTGAGTCTGTCCCAATGTAGAAATAACCAGTGCCACTTCCCGGAGAAAACACACCAAGACCAAAACCAACTCGATATTGGTCATAGCTGTAGTCCGTTCCATATTTAAGAAGATTTAAAAAGGGTCTTTCAGTACCACCAGTTTTTTGTTCGTATCTTAAAGAGGAGTCCAATCCTCGTATGTGAAACTTCTCTTCAGGGTTGGTAATACCAAAGCCAAATTTGTCATCTTTAGTAATTACAAACTTATGTGTATAGCTTGAGTCATTGTTTTTCCAATGACCTAGAGAAAAGCCTTGGCCGCTAGGGTAGCCTATATTGTTGTGGCCGTCTAATAAAAGATTCACACCAGAGCCATGAATAGATCTGATGTATGCTCCATATCTATTACCGCTACCAAGAACTTCCAAAGATCCTCGATTGTCTATTATCACAGACTTACGAGGTCTTCCATCTTCGGCTGTCAGAAAATGTATCTCTCCATCATCTTTGTTTGAAGTATCGTCACCAGTGATGAACCTAACTTCAGCTACATGGTTAGTATCCCACTGACCGAATATAGAACCAATCTTCTGGCCAGACGCAGTTACTGAGTTGTCCCTGATGTCTATGTCATTCTTAAAATAAACATCGGAGCCACTAGCCATAATTGGTATGATAGAGTCCGCAACATTTTTCATGTTCTCACGAATGTTTGCTGCGGTAATCGAGCCAACAGTATTATCTGGCAGTTCGCTATCAATTAAACTTTTTAGTGCAGGGTTGGTATACTCAGCCATTATTCAAAATATCCCCATCTGTTGTCTAAGCGTTGTCTGGCTATACTGTCTGAACCCGGAGAGTAAGGACCAAGTATTGCTTTTCCAACAATTCCGTTGAGTTTGTATTGTGTTTTGGTGTCTTCGTATTTTTTACAAAGATCCATATATAAGATGTTCAGCCCTTGAACGATGCCTCTGGTGTCGATTGCCGAAGGCCCATCCTTGAGAGATATTGCACTTAGCGCATTTGTTTTCATTTCGCTACCAAGTAACAAGCATCCAGTCTTCAAAGACACTAGGCTTATAAACCCATCGTCCTTACCGTCGCTTCCTGAATTAGCTGTAGGATCTGGAGTAAGCGTCAGAGAGTCAACATCTACAGTATAAGAACTTTCAAAGTCTACTTCGTGCAACACTAATTGGGCAGAAACAAGTATACTTTCTTCTACTCTACTATCAGTAAAAGTATAAGAACTAGAATCTAGATCATTGATTAGGTGACGAACTATGATCGTCATTTCATTTTGCCAGCTCATCTAGTACTCCTTATATGTTTCTGTAAACTTTGAATGTGTGAACGTCCGTAAAAAAAGTACCGTCTGTAATCTCAACCTTGCCTTGTAGCTTATACGTGCCAGACTCATCTATGTCATTTGCTACTGTTGTGTATTCCATAACTCCATCAGTGCCGTCGGTTGTAAAAGATGCGTTCTTCTCTAACTTGTCACCAGATGGTTTTTTGATAATCACCTGTTTAGTGCCAGCCGCTACGGCGCTAGATATATCAACAGCACTACTGCCATCTTTTACTGTCAGCTTAAACTTAGTGCCGACATCATTTTCATGTATTTCGTTAGCTGCCATTATCTCTCTCTCGTTAGTGTTTTTTCTACTTGTTTATCTATATACGAATCAACACCAGATTGTTTGTCTATATAACTACTAATAGCCAATGACTTGTCGATAAGCCCGTCCATACTCTTAGTCTTTGAAATGTAACTTGTGAAAGACTCTTCTTTATTCAAAAATAGTGTAAAATTAACAATATCTGGATTGTCCAAAGGATTGGTCAATCTAGGTTGTAAGTAAATATTACCTACTATTGATGAAAAGCCTCCATTATATAATACACCGATAGATGATAT